GGCTCACGTAAGAAATCATTCTGCGCCAGGATGGGCGGCATGAAGAAGAAACTAACTTCTTCAAAAACCGCCAACGATCCAGATTCACGCATCAACAAAGCACTCCGTAAGTGGAAGTGCTAACTTACTTCCTGTAACGTTTACCGTACCAACCCTCCGCAGCAAGAGGAAAATCGGGAGCCCATGATGGTGGCGTGGTCATAATACGAACCACATCATTCATTGCGGACTCCCCGTTTTGTTCTTCTACAAGAAGGAGTACCTCGTCATGGATGCTGTTTATAACGCTATATCCCGCATTTTCAAGATTGAGCATGGCATTAGCCAAGAAGTCCCTAGCAGTAGCCTGAACGGCGGACTGGAAGATACTGCTACCAATCAAAGCATTTCTACTCCACTGCCGAGTGTAGGTGTTTTGGGAATGGACAGTAACACCCATCTTTTGCGCGCCCCATGGTGTGGTGAGCAACTCGAGCTCTGGCCTTTGCCAGCAGATCAATCTACCACTTGGTAATCTCATCCACAGTGCGTTCTTTGTAACTTTCATTTTAATCTTACTGCCGGCATCAAACGTTGTGCCAGGATTTTGTACTGCTTGAATTGAAGCGGTCTCACACTTAGTCCATAAGTTCTTAACCATCAGATACGACGCCCGGTAGTTGTCTACCGCACTCTTAGCTTGGGTCTCGGTTATGTTGACGCCCATGCCTGCCGCATACTTAACTAAGCCCTTAGCACCCTGACCAAACATTGCGCCCAGAACCGCCGACTTAGCAATTTGTCTTTGATCCTTCGTAACTTCTTCATACGGGACTCGGTATAAGGAGGTGGAGGCGAATACTTTATACTCATCTAGTCCTTTCCTGAATAGCTCTATCTTATCTTTTTGATCCGCAAGATATACACCAACTCGGTTTTCAATGCTTGAAAAATCCACATCCACGAATGTATGGCCTTGTGGCGCCCTAATAGCAGATCGAACGAGTGAGGACAGTTCGTCCATCGATCCATTTGCCTCGCCAAAAAGTCGTGGTATCGCCGCCTCAATCTCTGCATCACTGATAGTGGGGCGAGCAATATTTTGAAGATTAAGTCCACCGCGAGAAGCCCAGCGACCAGTAGAAGCCCCGTGATAGACGAGCGTGTTTCGTATCCTGCCATTCCTTTGTACCTCCAACATTTTAGCGTACTTAGCCACGCTAGTTTGGCTTCCTTCTTGGCGCAACTCTAGCGCCCTCTTAACATCTTCCCCTGAAAACAAATTATCAAAGTTAGTGCTTACTAACTTATTTGAAACGGACTCGGCGGTCAAGTTGTCCATGTCGGCGCCTTGTTCATTAAGCCAGTCCAGTAACTTCTGGCGTTCAGAAGGCTTACAACCGGTCAAGGCAAGGAGTTCGTTGTCTAGAGCATCCTGAGCCTTTGTAACTGCCAATACGGCGTTCTGAAGTTCGTCTGGATCGACCGGTACGCCCCGCAAATTGATCCGTTGGGTGAGGGTCCAGACCGCCTGTTCGGCGTCTTCTAGGGGCCTTAAAACGCTTCCTATGGCCATCTCTGTGCGGACGTCTTGGGCACAGTAATCAAAGAGCTGTTTTAATAACTCAGGGTCGTTATTAAAGACTCCTTTACTATTGGGTTTGCATAGCTTCTGAATAAGCCTCTTGCCAATAGGGTCTTTCTGATATTGGGCGTTCATAAACAAACCGGCATCATCAAGGCTCTGTGGCACGTTGTTAGCTGCCGCTACGGCCATGGTGTCAATACACTGCTCCAGCTTTAACTTAGGCCAATGGTACTTTGGCACACAGACACAGTTCCATATTGCGTATTCAAACATGGCGTTCCATGCGGCAATCTTGCCACCATTTCTAACGTGGTTTAATAGCCTCAATAAACCAAATCCTCCATCTGGTTTAAAGACTTGTACGTTCTCGGGTGCGGTGCCAAACGCAATACACAACACTTCGGTGGATAGGCAGTTAGCGTATTTGTCAAGACCTATTTCTGGTAGATCGGCAAAGCTACGGGTTTCAAAGTCAATGCTGTAAATCATAATCGCTCCTTAGGCAAGCCGACGTATCGGCGATAAAACTATTATACATAAAAAAGGGGGCCTGTGCAAGCGCCCCCAATCACCACCACGTGAAACTATTTACGCCACCGCCACGCAATACTCCAGTTAAAGAGATTGAGTGGCGGGCACTTCCATGGATCAGATCTCACAAGATCCAGCGCTACATGCTAGCTGTTGCGCTCCTTCCACATTGTCTGTTACTTCTTTGAACTCGTTCCAGTTGATCGTTGGGACCTTGGCTTTTAGCTCGTTGTACTCTGCTTCGGTGCACTCTTCGTACGGGGCTTGACGGTAGGTTCCGCCATCGTACGGTAGATAACTAACTCCTGAGATTTCGCTGAAGTTATCCCAGGTCCAAGCGCCAACTGAAGGCCAGTCTTTTTCTTCCACTGAGATGGTGACGCTAGGTTTATGCTCACACCAATGTCGTTGGAATGTAAGCCATAGGGAAAGATGATCCATTGGTGTGACGTCTGCTCTGGTGATTCCTGCTGGGGCTTTGATTGGAAAGCTGAACACAGTCGTCTGAGTAGGTTTGTAAACATCGTCTTCACTTGGTATTCCTTGGCTGACTAAGAACTGAGTTAAAGGGTCTTTCTTATCTCCTCTAACTCTGCGGATGTAATACTTAGAGTGTCGAGGGTGGATTCCAGAAGCGCTATCAACGAGTTGGGAGACGGTGCCGCTTGGCTTGACGCAAGTAATTGCAGCACTCTTAGGTATTCCAAGCAGTACTGCAAATTCCTCATTGGCTCTTCGAGCTTCCTCCCGCAGTCTGGTAAGTAGGGCATTTAGTTTGTCTCCTTGTGTTGTGAGCAATGGGTTATCGTAAATTCCTGTAAGCGACACTCCCAGCAATCTTTCTTCCTCGGTGTTGCGCTGCCACACTTTTCGCAGATACGGAAACTTTGTAAAAGTGGCCTGGATTGTGCCAAGAATCGAAGCAATTCGTACTTTTCTAAGAAGCGTTTCTTCAGTGTCGTCATGTCTTACTACCGCCTCAGTGAGATTACAAAATTGGTAGGGGCGTAAAATAATCTCACTACATGGATTAGTACCAAACTCGAAGTTTGGATCACGGTGTCCGTATTTAGCCACTGTATTCTTTGCCGCTTCACGGTTAAATATGCCTCGCTCTCCGGAGTGAGAATTATATAAAGAGAGCCACTCTTCCATGAATTTTCCAACCGTAGGAGTTTCGTTATAAACCGCACTGTTATTGGCCAGAGCTCGATGAGGAGCTGTCTCCCACCACGGACCTGCTTTGGCATGACGAATCCTTTCATCATCAAGATCAGATAACGAGATCATTGCGGAACGGCGCACGCCACCTACCACAACTACCTCACCAATTTTGCACATTATATCATGGCATTCCAAACTGTTCAGACGGCGCCCTTGTGCGTGTTTAAACGTATTGACAACAAAAAACTTAAATAAATCTACTAATGGTTCCGGCCCGGAAGCTCTTCCACCAAATGTTTTGAGTCTTGTTCCCGCAGGTCTAACCCCGCTAACATCCCACTTTGGGACTTCGCCTGCCCAGAGGTGCGCGAGGAGTAAGCGGAGTGATTTCGCCCAGCCTTCTTTGCTGTCGTGTACGACGATGGTGTGCTCTGAATCAAACAAAGTTTCTGGCACTTCTGGCAAGTTGTTAATGTACTTGGATTCAACTGAGAATCCAACGCCAGTACCGCAGAGCAAGATGAACATGGCTTCGTCAAAGGACTTGGGGTCATCCACTGGGAGATACGAGCAATTATATACGCAAGTGTTATCACGATCGGCACTCTTTCCTGCCGTCATCATGGCGCGCATGGACGGCATCAAATCTAGGTTATGGATAGCATCAAAAATTTCATTTCGTAATTCGGTCTTACCTTGTATTGCTGGGGTGCGACTAAAAATATAGTCGACATAGCGATCTACTGTTTCTGCCCACGTTTCTCTGCGTTGCTTGTCATCTACAAAACGTGCGTAACGGCTGGCGGCTATATATTCTTGATACTGATCCATGTGTTGTTCTCTATGTTATATGGGTTGATGAAAAAGGGAGGCCGCAGTTTCTACGGACACTCCCCGGACTACCTACTACTATTGAAAGGACTACTTATACTGCGAAATCTGCTGCTGCGGATGTTGCGCCGCCTAACTTATTGCCGTCCTCTAACTTCTGAACGTTGTTTAAACCTGCTGCAATGCCTTTGGAACCGCTTGTATCGTAAGCATACAACGTGATTGAAGCACGACCATAGCAGCCACTATAAAACTCGGATGGATCCAAAATTGGGTTGAGATCTGCATCTACAACACCAGGTTTCTCATTAGAGTTAGCGTTGATAAAATAATGACCAGCGTAGGTTGCATCATCTTTCTCAGCATCGCCATCACGCAAACCGCCTTTGAGCATCTTAGGAACTGTGCCGCCCCATACAGAAGCATTGGCTGTTTTGGTATCTTCAAAAGCCTTATTAAAGCGAGCAATAGTATCTTTATCTGTTTTAGGGATAAGGATTGACACAGAGTATTTCATTGTGCCATTGGGTGTTTCTGCTGGTTGAAAAACGTGCGCATAAGAGAAACGCACTTTACCTGTTACAAATTTAGTTTTTACTGATTTTGCTGGCATAAAATTACCTTTTTAACGTTAGAGACTGGACTTCAATAGGGGCCAATCTGTCTACCCTTTACTACAAAACTATGCGTCGTACATAACACCATGATGTTTTAAAGCGTGTTGCATTGCAATGGCTTGTAAAAAATCTTGACGACATTCGTAATCATACAACATTTCTGGATCTTCTGCAACTGCTTCCAAAACTTCTTCAATGTTGTATCTTAATTGTAACACTGATTCTCTGTTTTTGCCGCCGGCTAAACCATCAAAATCTTTAATAAATTTTTCAATTACAAATTCAGGAATATCAAATTCGGCGTCATAAAATTTTAATAACATATTTGCCTTTCTTGTTATTTTGCCACCATTACTAATCCTACGTTACCGAGTGCGTACCCAATAAACATAATACCAGTGCCGACGCCACCTTTCATAAACTGATCAATGGCTACTATAAAATAAACAAACCCCATTGCAGCTATTAGCCATGTGCTCATTGGAAGTCCTCTTTAGCAGTTTCTTTTGCTCTGACTAATTTAGGAGCTCCTTCAGGGCGTTGAACCAAACCGCCAAGCCACGCCATAACCTGTCCTTTAGCGCCTAGTTTTTCCAATGAGGCAATTGATTTTATTTTACGTGGTTCCCAGATCTGTTCTTCTGGTACACCCTTTTCTTTTAAAATCTCAGCGGCTAGTTGAGAATCAGCAATCTTACGGTGCGTAATTGTTGTGCCTAATTCAAAACCCTTTGGTATTACATTTTCTGTAACCGCTCTTTCCAAAGCAAACTCTTCTACATCGTTAACCCAAGTGCGTAGGTTCTGAGCTTTTACTAAAACGTCGCTTACTTCTTCTTGGCTGAGGAGTGGGGGCGCCCTGAACTCGAGCTTTGCGAGCTCGTTGTTGAAGTCCGAGCGGGCGCGGCATTGCGCTTTGGCTTTGCAGAACTGGCACCATTCGCCCGGGAGGAAGTCGCCTGAGCCACTCCACGCTTTCTTGGCTTTTGGTTTGACGAAGTACTGCGCCCAGTCGACGAGTTTGGTGATGGTTGTGCCGTCTGTTGAGATGCTTTCGAGGCGCGGTTGGTGGATTGTGTAGCTGACTTCTTTGATGTCTGGGTATTCGTCTTTGAACTTGGAGTATGCACCGAGGGCGTAAAGTCTGAGCTGTGTGTTGTCTTGCGCCGAGACTGGGATGCCTTTTCCAAACTTGAGGTCGATGACCCGAATGGAGTGCTGAGAAAGTATAACCACATCGGCTGTGCCAAAGCCATCAGGAACCCAGTCAGAGAAGTCCACACGTTGCTCAAAAAGCGGCGTGTCCGACTCCCCGATTTGGCTACGCACGTAGAGTACGTAATTATCCACGTAATCAGCGAGTTCGTCGGTGAAATATTTGTTTCTTTGTATTTCTTGCAGATCTTGTTCATATTGCTCCTGTGTGATTTGTGTGTAGTGCAAGCGCAATTTGATTTCTGCCAGGGAATGGGCAAGAGTGCCTTCCGCTGAAAAATCAAATGACCCTGATGGTTTTTTAGGTTCTGGAAGTGTTGCTTCAAGTCTAGCACTGGGCGTGCAAGAAATCCATCTTTTAGATGATGAAGCGGATAGTATAGCGTGTGCAGTCATATTAGCCTTTTTAGTCAGATTAGTGTATATATACTAATGCAAAAAATAGGACCTGTCAAGTCCCATTTTGACTAAATATCTTTTTTATGACTTTAGGGCGGAAATTAGGTTAGCTATCTCTTTGTTAAAATCGACTACAACTTCCGCTTTAAGATCTACTTTGGTATCGCGGGTTTCGCGATAGTCTTGCTGGAACTGGCCTCTGAGGGCAATCTCGGCTAAACGGCTATTGTAGTTCTTATTGTCCACATTGGCTAGGAGTTCCCGTTCCCAAAAGGCTTGGGCGTGGACTAGGGAAAGGTCTAAGGCTTCGGCAAACTCTGGATACTTCTTTTTCCAGGCTTCTGCCGTTCCTTTTGATATGCCCAATTCGGACCATATCATTTTTTGCGATGCGCCCAGCTTACCTAGTTCGATCATACGATCGCACATGTCTGGGTCATACTTAGATTGAGGGTGTTTTTTGGTTGCCATTATTTTTTAGCTGTCTTTGCAGACTGAACAAATGCGTCCTTGGTTGGGGCACCCTTGGCGCCAGGGGCGCGCATTTTTTCGCCAGATCCGCGCTTAATACGTTCACGTTTGGCGTGGATGTTGGCATAAAGGCCGACTGGGCCGCCAGATTTCATTTTGGGAAGGCACTTAAAATCATCCATAAATTAACCCATAAGTTATACACCACAGCTCCAATAGTAACTTATAAGTTACTAACATAGCTACTGGCACGGTTGTTAAATAAAAAATGTCTTTTGTTGTCATGTGTTTGGTGGAGTAGCACGGTACTGCCCCGTGGTCCGCTGGGTTGCATATCAGCCTTGGCCCCTCGTCGAAACTATACCTACCCCATTGTAAAAAAGTCGCGACTTTTTTGTAAACTGGTTTAAAAAAGTCGCAACCGATACTAAAATACTGCAGTGATGCGGTTAAAGCGCTTGACGCCGTCAACCAATTGAGCCTCAATTGTGGTGCTGATAAACTTGTTCATCTCAATTGCGTTGTCAATGATTTCGTGCATTGTGGGAAACTGGGGCGCTTGCTCAAGCAATTTTTTACCAGCTTCATCAGCTACTTCCCAGGCTTTTAGCTGGGCGTTGTATTGCTCGGTTAAGAACTCCTTGGAGGTCTTGAGTAGGTCATAGCGTAATTCAAATGGGTTCATGTAATTCTCCTGTGTTTTGTGTATGTAAAATAGGGGTTCCAGGCGCCTCCCGGCGAGACGTACTGCCCTATACTTACTAATGCAAAATCTACTGCTTTTCCGCCCCATTTGGCTTAATTAGGAGCTTATCGCGCTCTTCAGCGCGAGCCTTAGCCTCCCTAAGTGACTCATTGATAATGAGTCGGGTTACTGCTCCAGCCATTTCTTGGATCTGTTTCTCCTTGGCTGCTTCTTTGTCCTCCAGCGCCTTGTCTATATCGTTACGGATACTTACGGATACCGGCCCGGTCTAACAAATCTTTAAGTTTCATCTTTTTGCGCTTTCTCAACGGCTTCTAGGCTGGTCTTTGCGTGCTCAACCTGCGGGCCTGCCTGTGCCTGGATTGCGTTAATAAAGCCAACCACCTGGATAAACGGTGACTGTGCCAACACATTTAACAACGCGTTAATATCTTTTACAGAAAACTCCAGCGTCACATTAAAATCATCTAATAAATCTTTACTCATTTTTTGCCTTTCTTTATTTTAAGTTCTACGTCTACATCTGGTTTATATTTAGCCAGTTGCACAAAGTGCCCGTTGTGTACCATCTGCTCAAAGCCATCCCACAATCTTTGGTTCTGGAGTTTTGCGGCGTACTTGATGCCGCTAATGTAGTTATACACATCGTCTTCTGACATCTGCTCGGGTCTATCTAAGTACTGCCGTAAGAACTCGTCTAAATAGTCTTCAACTTGGGAACATTTAATAATGTCTTGCTCCAACTCAAAGCGGTCGTATTCACTCCACAGATTCATTTTTTACCTTTCTTTTTTGGTTC